GGGTGGATCACCAGTGATCAGGGAAGTTAATACAGATCTAAATATCATCGATAGAGACGATGGATCTTCTTCGTTTTTAGAAAATGTTAGAGTAACCCCAGACCCGATCGACGTAAGTCCGGACGGAGACTTTGGGTTCAATGTGGAAGTAAGTGATGAGAGACAATCGTAAACCCCCAGCAGTGTTCAACGAAGACCAGAAGAAAAACTTCGTGCACGAGCAAGACTATGAGTACTCTCGTGACACTTACTATGATCTAATCGAAAATGGTCGTGAGTCACTAGAGCTTATGATCGAAGTGGCACGTGAGTCAGAGCATCCACGTGCGTTTGAAGTATTATCCAACATGATCAAAGGGATCGCAGATGTCAACGACAAGTTGATGGATCTCAACAAGAAACAGAAAGAGCTTCAGAAAGAAGACAAACCTGCCGAAACAACAACTACTAATAATAATCTATTTGTCGGGTCGACCACTGATTTACAGCGTATGCTATTGGGTGATGAGAAAGTTATAGACCAAGACGAAGATGAGTAGTTATACAAAAGAATCCTACCTAGGCAATCCGAACGTAAAAAAAGATGGTGTCGCAGAAGAGTGGGATGCCAAGAAACTGCGTGAGTACAAGAAGTGCATGAAAGATCCTTCGTACTTCTGCCGCAAGTACGTCAAGGTCATCCACTTAGATAAAGGTCTAGTGCCGTTCAAACTGTATCCATATCAGGAGAAGATGTTTGAGCACTTCAATGACAATCGATTCAACATTGTACTAGCATGCCGTCAGTCAGGTAAGTCGATCAGTTCGGTCGGGTATCTATTGTGGTATGCACTATTCCATCCAGAGAAGACCATTGCAATCCTTGCGAACAAAGGTGCGGTTGCCCGTGAGATGTTGGCACGTGTCACCCTCATGTTGGAGAACCTACCGTTCTTTTTACAACCAGGATGTAAGGCACTGAACAAGGGGTCACTAGAATTTTCGAATAACTCTCGTATCATTGCGGCCGCAACGTCCGGATCATCGATTCGTGGTATGTCAGTCAACCTACTATTCCTAGATGAGTTTGCGTTTGTTGAGAATGCGGCAGAGTTCTATACGTCGACCTATCCGGTAATCTCATCGGGTAAGGACACCAAGGTCATCATTACATCCACTGCGAACGGTATCGGAAACACCTACCACAAGATCTGGGAGGGTGCCGTGCAAGGAGTAAATCAGTACAAACCATTCCGTGTGGATTGGTGGGATGTACCAGGCCGAGACGAGAAGTGGAAAGCACAGACGATTGCGAACACGTCGAGTCTACAGTTCGATCAGGAATTCGGTAATACGTTCTTCGGGACGGGTAACACATTGATCGAAGGTCAGGTGTTGCTAGACCTTCGTGCTCGTGAACCCGTCCATCGATACGAGGGTGGGGATTTGCTCATCTATGAAGAACCGGAAGAAGATCACCAGTATATCATGACGGTGGATGTTAGTCAGGGTAGAGGACAGGATTACTCGACATTTACGGTAATCGACGTTTCACAAAGACCATTCAAACAAGTCGCTGTATATCGAAACAATACTATTTCTCCAATACTCTACCCCACGATTATTTATAAGTACGGCATGCTCTATAACGAGGCATATGTTGTTATTGAGAACAATGATGCCGGAATGGTTGTCTGTGTGGGTCTATATCAGGATATGGAGTATGAGAATATTCACCTTGAGTCTGCAATCAAGGCAGATGCAATCGGCATCCGCATGGATCGTAAAGTAAAACGTATTGGGTGTTCTGCGATCAAGGATATCATCGAGAACAATAAATTAAGTATCGTCGATGAGAATACCATCTTAGAGATATCGACATTTGTTTCTAGGGGGCAGTCGTATGAAGCGAGTGATGGTAACCACGACGACTTGATGATGAACCTAGTGATGTTCGGGTACTTCGTTGGTACCCGATCTTTCGGTGACATGACCGATGTCAATATCAAGCAGATGCTATTTGATCAACGAATGAAAGAGATCGAAGACGACATCCCACCGTTCGGTATTATTGATGACGGCAGTGAGTTTATTACTCAAGTAGAGCACCGAGAAGCAGATCCACGAGAGCAGTGGGAGGTGCCATATGAACCCGATTTATGGTAATATAACGGCAAAATCTAACAAGTTATAAATAGTTGAATGTGATAAACTTACCGTATTATGTCAACTTATTATACCTTATTAACAGAAGGACACTATCATGGCTCTTTTAAGATCAGAGTCTCCTAACGTAACAGTCAAAGAAATTGACCTATCAGGTTCTATCCCTGGTGTCACTTCTACGACAGCAGCGTTCGTTGGAGATTTCGCATGGGGCCCAACTACTCCAGTTCTAGTCGGTACAGAAGAAGAACTGGTCAGTAAATTCGGGTCACCAAGGGATGGTGGGGATGCCAAGGATTTCTTAGCAATCACTCAATTCCTAAAGTATTCAGGTTCCGCATTCGTAACACGTGCAGCAGGTACAGGTGCACAGGCAGCGACTGGGGGCATTTTTACAGCAAAGCACGTAGGTACCTACGGCAACAAAATTACAGTTCACGTATGTGATTCTGCTCATTGGGCAGATACTACATCGGAAACCGTTACAGTAACCACCGATGTTCAGGCAACGGATTCAGACGGAACTCTTCTATTCGAACAGATGCTTGACTCCGATGGTGCTTCTGTAGACGATCCTACTAAACCTATCTATGAAACTACAACAGTAGATGCTTCAACAGATGGATGGCAGTTTGCTAGTCTATTCACTTCAGCACCAGATTCTGACGAACGTCACGTTGTCGTGACTGTCGATGGAGACGTTGTTGAAACATATTCTTATGTTAAACTATCAAAATCTTTCGACAGTGTCACAGGTGAGTCTCAGACTATCACTGAATCAATGCGTGGTTCATCTTGGGTATCAGTCACTGGTGATCCAACAACTATTAGCACTGGTGAAAATGCGTTAACAGGTGGGGTAGATGGTACTGGTGTTAAAGCATCTGTCGCACTAGATGCCGCATACGGAGACAAAGATTTAATCCAAATCGATTTCCTAGTAGCACACAATGTAAGTAAAGCAGATCTATCGGATGTTGTTGCTATCGCAGAACGTCGTATGGACTGTGTTGTTGTTGCTTCACCAGACGAAGCACCTACATCTGCAGATGATGTTACCGGATGGGCAAATGCACAACCATCATCGTCTTACCTAATCATGGACGGAAACCACGTTCAGGTTTACAACAAGTACAGTGACCAATATGTAATGATCCCTGCATGTTCTACAACTGCTGGCATCATGGCCGCATCTGACGATGCATCGGCACCTTGGTTCTCACCAGCAGGCACACGTCGTGGTCAATACTTCGGTGTATCAGCACTGTCGTTCAACCCAACAATGACTGACCGTGATGTAATGTACAAGGCACGTGTAAACCCAATCGTTTCTATGCCTGGTCAAGGCACCGTACTATTCGGTGACAAGACTGCGCTATCACGTCCATCTGCGTTTGATCGCATCAACGTACGTCGTATGTTCTTAATTATCGAACGTGCGATTGGTGAAGCGGCAAAGAGTGTGTTGTTCGAATTGAACGACGACTTCACTCGTGCAGAGTTCACAAACATCGTAGAACCTTTCCTACGTGAAATCCAAGGTCGTCGTGGTATCACTGACTTCCGTGTTGTATGTGACGAAACAAACAACACTCCAGAAGTTGTTGACCGCAACGAATTCATTGCATCTTGCTTTATCAAACCAGCACGTTCTGTTAACTACGTAACTCTAAACTTCGTAGCAGTCAGATCTGGTGTTGAGTTTGAAGAAGTCGTCGGACAGGTATAAGGAGAATTATCATGTCATTAAGAGTAGACGATTTTAAAGCAAAACTAAAGGGTGGTGGTGCACGTGGCAATTTATTCCGTGTCATCATGAACTTCCCTCTATACGCAGGTGGTGATGCAGAACTAACGTCATTCATGTGTAAAGCATCTCAGTTACCAGGATCAACAATAGCTTCTGTCGACGTACCATTCCGTGGTCGTGTCCTAAAGATTGCGGGTGACCGTACATTTGAAGATTGGACAGTTACTGCAATCAACGATACTGGTTTCGAAGTACGTAATGCAATGGAACGATGGATGAACGGCATCAACGCACACAGTGCGAATACTGGTCTTACTAACCCTGTTCTTTATCAAGCAGATATGGTCGTAGAGCAATTGGACAAGGACGGAAGTGTATTGAAGAGATACAATTTCCGTGGTGCATTCCCTACAACTATTGGTGCGATCGAACTATCTTACGACGGCAACGATGCTATCGAAGAGTTCGAAATGACTTTTGCTATCCAGTACTGGGAGTCAAATACAACTAGTTAATAGTGGTATAAGTAATTGACGGGGGAGAGTAATCTCCCCCATACTTTATTATTAGAGGAATGTATGGCAGACAACAACAACATTTTTCAAGCATTCGGATTCGAACTCAAAAGAGTTGGGAAAGGGGATGAAGAGGATAAGAAAGCACCATCGATTGTACCTAAGATCGATGAAGATGGTGCTGGGTATGTTACCGCCTCCGGATCGTACTTTGGACAATACGTAGACCTAGAGGGTACTGCGGCAAAGGACAATGTCGATCTAATCAAAAAATATAGAATGTTAGCAGAGCATCCAGAGTGTGATGCGGCAATCGAGGACATCATCAACGAAGCAATCGTCTCTTCTGAAATGGAGAGTACGGTATCTCTGAACACAGAGAAGGTTGAAGCATCCGATAAAATCAAGAAGACACTCTCAGAAGAATTTGAAGGTGTTGTTTCTATGCTCAACTTCGAAGAGCATGGTCACGACATCTTTAGGTCTTGGTATGTTGACGGTCGAATTTATCACCACCTCGTGGTAAACGAATCTAACATGAAATTAGGTATTCAAGAAGTTAGACCAATTGATGCAACCAAGATCCGTAAAGTAAAGGAAGTCAAGTATAGGAAAGATCCCAAGACAGGTGCCAAACTCGTTGATAAGGTAAACGAGTTCTACCTATACCAAGAGAAGCAAGGCAATGCAACTGGTGTTAAACTGAGTGCAGATTCAGTCTCCTATGTCACTTCCGGAGTGCTCGACTCATCAAAGAGGAGAGTGCTATCCTACCTACAGAAAGCAATGAAACCCGTCAACCAACTGCGTATGATGGAAGATTCGTTGGTTATCTATCGTATGTCTCGTGCACCAGAACGTCGCATCTTCTATATCGACGTAGGTAACTTACCGAAGGGCAAGGCAGAACAACATATCAAAGATATCATGTCTCGTTATCGTAACAAGATTGTTTATGATGCGAACTCTGGTGAAATCAAAGACGATCGTAAGCACATGTCGATGCTTGAGGATTTTTGGTTACCACGTCGTGAGGGAGGTCGAGGCACAGAGATCAGCACATTGCCAGGCGGTGAGAACCTTGGTCAGATCGATGACATCCTTTATTTTCAAAAGAAGTTATACCGTTCACTGAACGTACCTCTTAACCGTTTAGAGCAAGAGGCACAGTTCTCCTTGGGTCGTACTCAGGAGATCAACCGTGACGAAGTTAAGTTCCAGAAGTTTATCGATCGTCTACGCAAGAAGTTCTCTCATCTATTTTTAGGTATCCTGAAAAAGCAGTGTCTACTGAAAGGTATATGTACCGAGCAAGACTGGGAAACGTGGAGGAATGAACTACAGGTAGATTTCTCTCGTGACAACCACTTTGTAGAAATGAAAGACGCAGAGATACTGCGTGAACGATTGGCATCTATGGATCAGATCTCTGGTTACGTGGGTGAGTACTTCTCACGAACGTGGGTCATGAAGAACGTCTTGATGCTCGACGAAAAAGACATTGAGGAAATGGTCAAAGAGATTGAAACCGAAGCAGGTGCTTCAGGTGGAGACGACAATCAGGATCAAGACGATGACTTTTAAAGAAAAAATGGCAGAGCAGTCCGACTTGAATTGGGACGGTCAGACTGCTCAATACGATGATGGTGAAAAAGTAGGAGAAAATTATGAGTGAAGCAGAAAACTTAGAACTAGACAATGAGGTCGAAGCAGAGGTTGAGTCGAATCCAGTGATGGATTTAGTGAATGCTCTACAGGGTCAAGACTTCAATGCGGCAAACGATCTATTTAACAATGTCCTTGGGGACAAAGTTGCACAGTCGTTAGATGCGTACAAAGTTGACATTGCAGACCAGATCTTCAATGGTGTTGAAGCAGACGAAGAACCTGCTGCGGAACTAGAAGACGGTGAAGTAGACCTAGAAGACGACAGCTTCGAAGACGTAGAATTCGGTTCTGAAGCAGAAGATTTTGGTGACGAATCGTCTGAATTCGACGAAAATGACGGTTAAAAACTTTTTGTGTATAAATACCCTGTAAAGAGGTCTAGTTGTGAAATCTTTTAAAGAAATTAGAGAGGCAAAGGATAAGGTCGTTTTCAAGAAGAAAATGTCCGGTTATCCTGTTGTCATTACAAAAACTGCAAAGGGTTTCCATCTAGCAATCGACGGAGACTCTGTCGATACGTTTAAGTCACAGAAAGAAGCGGAGTCGACCGCAAAGCAAGTCTTAAAGGACTTAGGAAAGTAAAATGAAACTGATCAGTGAATACGTAGAAACTGACATACAATGCATCGTTGAAGCAAAAGATGATGGTAGTAAAAGGCATGTCATTGAAGGTGTATTTGCTCAGGCAGAACAAAAGAATCGTAACGGACGTATTTACCCTAAACCAGTAATGGAAGCAGCGGTAAGTAAGTACGTTGAAGATCAGGTTAGCAAGAAAAGGGCAGTGGGTGAATTGAATCACCCTGAAGGTCCAACCGTTAACCTTGATAAAGTTTCTCACCTCATCACAGACCTAAAACTTGAAGGTAATGATGTGGTTGGAAAGGCACAGATATTGGACACCCCAATGGGTCAGATAGTGAAAGGTCTCTTAGAGGGTGGTGTTCAACTAGGTGTGTCAACTCGTGGAATGGGAAGTCTTGAGAGAAAAAATGGCGCAATGTACGTCAAAGAAGATTTTATTCTTAGTACGGTAGATATCGTGCAAGATCCTTCAGCACCGGAAGCATTTGTTAATGGGATTATGGAAGGTGTCGATTGGGTCTGGAATAATGGAATACTTCAACCTCAAGTCATTGAAGAGATAGAGACTGAAATTAAGCAAGCACCGAAAGCACATCGACCTGAAGTGCAGATTCGGGAGTTCAAAAATTTCCTCTCGTTAATCAAATCTAAACTATAAGGAGTCACTATGACTGATTTAAATCAAGTAGAAAGTGAAATCCGCGAACTAGATGTTGAAACAAACGAAGTCGTGGAGGAAACTCTCGAAGAAGCGAAAGCTCCTGCAGCAAAAGGCAAACCAGACGCAGATGCGACTACTGAACCAGAGTCGATTGCATCGGTAGACAAAGCAGCGAAGAGCACTTCGAAGACTGCCCCACCAAAACCTAAGACTAAGGCTGCAATGGTCAACGACATCATGATGAAAACATCAAAGATGAAGAAAGAAGAGTTGACTGCGGCATATGGTAGAATGTTTGACCTAGAAGAATCTTTTGACCTAGAAGATGATGAAGAACTAGATACGGCTGCAGAACTATCTGCGATCGTTGAAGGTGAAGCAACATTATCAGAAGAATTCAAGCAGAAGACTTCGATTATTTTCGAAGCTGCTGTAAAGTCTAAGGTATCGGCAGAAGTAGCACGTCTTGAAGAGCAATACACTGAAGAACTTGCTGAAGAAGTTGAAACTATCAAGACTGACCTAGTAGGTAAAGTCGATTCATATCTAAACTATGTAGTTGAATCTTGGATGGAAGAAAACCGTCTAGCAATCGAAAACGGTCTACGTACAGAGATTGCAGAAACTTTCATGACTGGCATGAAGAACCTATTCGTAGAGTCTTACATCGAAGTACCAGAAACCAAGTTAGACCTAGTTGATGATCTTGCAACACAGGTAGAAGAGTTAGAGGAACGTCTAAACTCAACTACAGGTGACGCAATCTCCCTTGCTGAAGAACTAGAAACCTATAAGCGCAATGCTATCATTGCCGAGGCATCTCGTGATCTAGCAGACACCCAAGCAGAGAAACTAAGTTCACTACTTGAGAACGTTGACTTTGAAGACGAAGATTCTTTCGTAACTAAGGTTAACACTGTCAAGGAGTCTTATTTCTCTAAAGAAATCCCAGAGCAAATTGAAGAGTCAGTTTCTGAAGAATCTGATGACGAAGTAGAAGTATCTTCCATCATGGAGAACTACATCACTGCTCTACGTAAATCCTCTAAGTAATAAGGAATTAAAGCAATGAACAACAACCAATCATTCGATCAGTTGATCGAAAAGTGGTCTCCAGTTCTTAATGAAGAGTCTGCGGGATCAATCAAAGATCACCACCGTAAAGCAGTTACGGCAGCGGTCCTAGAAAACCAAGAACGTGCTATCATGGAAGAGCGTCAAGCATCTGCTGGTTTCATGACAGAAGCAGCTCCAACTAACTCAACTGGTGGCAACGTTAACAATTGGGATCCAATCCTAATCTCACTAGTACGTCGTGCAATGCCAAACCTAATGGCATATGACCTATGTGGTGTCCAGCCAATGTCTGGTCCAACTGGTCTAATCTTTGCAATGCGTTCTAAGTATGGCAACCAAGGTGCAGAAGCACTGGGTCTACAAGAACCAGATTCAGCATTCTCTGGTAAGGACACGTCTTCACAGTCAGGTGATCCATCTGGTCTATCTGCATTCGATCCAGCAGATCCATCTGCATCTCCAACTCAGGTAGTCGACACTATGGGTCGTCCAATGGGTACTAGTGAAGCAGAAGCACTTGGTGCTGGCGGTAACGGTGGTCAATTCAACGAGATGTCATTCTCGATCGAAAAGACTTCGGTTGAAGCAAAGTCACGTGCACTACGTGCTGAGTACTCACTAGAACTAGCACAAGACCTAAAGGCAATCCACGGTCTTGACGCAGAGACAGAACTAGCAAACATTCTGTCTACAGAGATTCTAGCAGAGATCAACCGTGAGATCGTTCGTACGATCAACACACAGGCAATCCTAGGTGCACAACAGCAATCAGTTGCTGTCAAGGGTGCATTCGACCTAACAACTGACGCAGATGGTCGTTG